GTCATAACCGCTACCGCTTGACTATTCATGTACAATACGGACTTAACAAACTGTAAAGGATTTTTATGTACAACCCAACAATAGCACCGCTCACTGCACGCGACCTAGAAATGTATGAGTTGCTGCTCGCGGGCACTACCTTAGCGGACACGGGGCGCAAATACGGGGTGAGCCGACAGCGAGTGAAGCAGGTGGTAAACAAACTATCCGCATGGGGCAAGCCGACAAACGCAAAAGCAGTACGCGATGCATCTAAGCATGCGGGGTACTTAGAGCAGAAAGTTTCCAAGTTTGGAGCGTCGTACTCTGAGATTGCAGCGAGCCCAGAACTACTAGCCCTTCTAAAAAAGCGGATAACACTGAAACGCAACCACGCGATGCAGAACGGGGTACCTTTTGACCTTACGATATCTGATCTATACCCGCTACCAGAAGTATGCCCTGTACTAGGTATACCGATTCACTACGGGACAGGCCACACGGGGGCTGCGGACAACGCTATGTCGATAGACCGGATTGATCCCAGCAAGGGCTATGTCCGAGGGAATATACAACTAATGTCGATGCGCGCCAACCGCATAAAGAACAACGCAACCCCGGACGAATTGCGGCGGGTAGCGGACTTCTACGCCCTCTGCGCTTTACATTCGGAAAAAGTACCGCTTGACAAATAGTTTGTTTCTGCTATAATAGAGTCTCAGGTGGTAATTCACCTGTGTTTTTTCTTATTAACTTGTTAGCTAATCCCACGGGATTAAGAAAGTACCTCATGAAATCGATTGTAGTTCTGACCAACGGATGGGTGTTTTGCGGGACCTATGTTCCAGGGACCAAAGTAGCCCGTATCGACGACGCGGCATGTGTGCGCCGCTGGGGCACCACTGCCGGATTGGGCCAGCTTGCCCTGGAAGGGCCGACCAAGGAAACGGAACTCGACCCCTGTGGAACGGTGTTGCTGACCCAACCCGCTGCGGTACTGTTCGTAATACCGGCACCCGCGCTGTAACGTGTCTAATATAGATGGCAACGGCTACGGCAACGGCAACGGCTACGGCAGCGGCTACGGCTACGGCGACGGCTACGGCTACGGCGACGGCGACGGCGACGGCAGCGGCGACGGCAACGGCAACGGCGACGGCGACGGCAACAGCCACGGCAACGGCAACGGCAACGGCAGCGGCTACGGCAACGGCAAAGGCGGCGGCTACGGCAAAGGCTACGGCAACGGCAACGGCAACGGCAACGGCATACAACCCTTCGTGGTCTCGGATTACACCGGCGACAGCATGGCATCGGCTGTGCTGGTTTCACAACTTGTTACCTAATCCCACGGGATTAAGAAAGTATTTATGTCAATCAAAAACAATTCACTGATCGTGTCTCTTACGGTGCGTAAGCCCCAGTTGTCGGCTAAAGACGACAAGGCTACGTTCGACGCCGAGGTGGCCAACAACGCCGCTGGTGCGGGCAAGTACACCAAGGACTTGTACCCCAAGAGCCTGATCGCCCCCATCATTGCCGTCGAGTCGGCGGCCCGGGCATACATTGAGCGCAACACGTACCCATGGGGTAGGAGCCGGGGCTCTGACCTGCTGCCCATGACCAAGTTCATGGGCTTCACCAGCCGTGTCGGCGAGTTCGAGATTCAGTTCTCGCAGGCTGTGACGGTGTTCCTGAACAACTGGACCAACGTGATGATCGAAGCGCAGCGCAGGCAGGGAGCACTCTTTGATGCGGCTGCGTACCCAGACGTGAGCGACCTCAAGGCCCAGTTCGCCTTCGAGATCAGCTACCTGCCAGTCACGGACATGAGCGACTTTCGTGTGGCGGCCAGCGAGGCAGAGACCGACATTCTCAAGGCGTCCGTGGAGCGTGATGTGCTGCGTGCCCAAGAGGCGCTGATTGAGGCGCCCCTGCAGCGACTGCGTGATGCCGTCGAGAAGCTGGCCACGGTGACTGGCGCGAGCCGCACCAAGGTCAACAAGAAGACTGGCGAGACCGAGATGGTGGCTCCCATCTTCCGCGACACCCTGATCGACAACCTGCTGCACGAGGTGTCCATGATCGCCGAGTTTGCAGACCTGCTGCCCGACAACGTCAAGGCTGTGGCTGCGCAGGCCAAAGACATTGCACCGCATCCTGACGCGCTGCGTGTGGACCCGGACCTTCGCACCAAGACGCACGCTGCGTCGAAGGCACTGCTGGCCGCTATCGGGGAGATGATGTGATGGCAACTAAAGCTGCGGACAAACCGCTGATCGACCCGAACGACCCCATGGTTGTCGTGAGCAACAACGGATTTGCGTCCCTGATGCTGCCCATGAGCAAGGCCAAGGAATTGGTGACGCTCGTGATGTTTGCGGAGAAGGTCGAGTGGGACTACACTCCGAAGACTTGGAGGCCCTCGGGCTATGAAAACAACTGCGAGATCAAGCAGGTGTCGCTGGCGCAGTATGTTGCGTACCAGATGGCAAAGGCTGAGAAGCAAACCTAATCCCACGGGATTAACACCGATACGCATATGCGTATACAATGGGGCATGACAACTGATATGACCCAAGAGCTGCTGCGCAGCATCCTCCAATACGACCCGCTCACCGGCGTGTTCGTATGGTTAGTTGATAGCGGCGCGCGAAAGTGCAAAGGGAATGCGGCGGGTACGCCCGGCATGGAGCGCCCCTGCATATACATCAGCTACAAACGGCGCAAGTACCTTGCGCATCGACTGGCTTGGCTGTATATGCAGGGCGTGTGGCCAGAGGATACGGTTGACCATCGGGATGGCAATCCAGCGAACAATCGGTGGAGCAATCTGAGGCTGGCCACCCGTTCGCAGCAACGGCAGAACCAGCATCGCCCGAGGGGCGCGAACCCCTTCGTGGGGGTGTACCCGTCGAAGGAACAGTACGTTGCGAAGATCGACAATCGGCACCTTGGGTATTTCCCCACGCCGGAGTTGGCCAGCGAGGCATATCAGGCGGAGAAGGCGAGGGTGCACACGCATCTTCCTGAGTAAGTACCGGCTCCACAGCGGCCCTGTGGTATTTGTTAACTGGGGATTTAGTTACCCCGCACTGGAGATATATTTTGAGAATTGGACACATCACACCCCTCATCGCCAAGCGTTACACCAACGAGGCAACCCGCAAGCGCGCCATGTTCATCGTGGGCAAGTCAGGTATCGGCAAGTCCGAGTGCGTGTATCAGGCCAGCGAGTTGCTGGGCCAGCACATCGAGGGATGGCAAGGTGTCGTGGACCTGCGCTTGTCGCAGATGGAACCCACGGACCTGAAGGGTATCCCGGTGCCCAACCACGAGGCAGGCACAACTGTCATGTACCGCCCCGACACGATCCCCCAGACCGGCTCGGGCATTTTGTTCCTCGACGAGATCACGTCTGCTCCCCCCAGCATTCAGGCTGCGGCATACGAGATGGTGCTGACACCTGAGCACTACGGTATCCCGAAAGGTTGGATGGTTGTGGCTGCTGGCAACTTGCAGAGCGACCGCGGTGTGACATTCCAGATGGCCGGACCACTACTCAACCGCTTCAACAAGATTGAGGCTGTGACCACACTGGACGACTTCATTGACCACGCAGTGACCCGCGACATCGCCCCCGAGGTGACATCGTTCCTCAAGTCCCGCGCGGACTACCTGCACAAGTTTGAAGGCACTGGTGTGATTGATTCCTTTCCCAGCCCACGCTCGTGGTTCGCTGTGTCTGACTCGCTGTCGCTGGACCTGCGCCCCGCTGACCGTGTGGAGTCCTTCAAGGGTGATGTAGGCCACGAGGCTGCTGTTGCATTCGAGGCGCACCTGCGTGTCTGGGAGTCGATGCCCAGTCTGGACGCTATTCTGGCCGGTAAGGACATTGACGTGCCCGAGAAGATGGATGTGCGGTACTGCATCGCCATGGGCTTGGCTGCCCGTGTGAACGAGAAGAACTTCGATGGCGCATGGAACTTCCTCCAGAAGATGCCCAAGGACATACAGACACTGACCGTCAAGCTGTCGTACAGGAGATGCAAGCAACTTGTATTAAGTTCGTCGTTCACTACATGGGCTGCGGCAAACCAGTCAGCTTTTAAGCGTGGCTAATCCCATGGGATTAGAGTGGCGCAGCACGGGGAGCAACAAGGCATATGCAATGTGTCGCCGGGATATGCCGAAACCCCGCGGTAGGTATGTCTCGGAGCCTGACAACTGGGTCGTCTTCGGCCGTGTTGAGCCGGACATTACTGGCAAACTGGTGGCCTCGGCCACCTCATTCGACCACGTCAAGTACGTGGATAGCATGGAAGACGGACGTTTACATGTGGAGGCAATATGGGCATTGGAACAATAGTCTGCGGGCGGGGGGTAACGCCCCCGATGACCCACCCGGCGGGCAACATCGAAGGGTGGTACAGCCCATGGCCCGGTTCTCCCGAGCTTGTGTTGTACGTGAAGGGCGTACCGTTGGGTGAGGTGTACCCGATCAGCGCGTACGAGCTTGACGGAGAGTGGCAGGCGCGGATAATGCCTCATGTGGGAAACGCGTACTCGACGCAGAACGAGGCGATGCTGTTCTTGGAAGCTATCGCAGCCCTCGGGGTTTAACTTTTTTACTGGAGATTTACTATGAGTTTCGAGCAACGTATTGACCTTGCTGCAAGCAAGCTGGGTTTGCGGGAGCCGTTCATTGCGGCTGTGGTTGCGGCCATGCCGCGCATCATCGTGAGGGGCGACGCAGGGTTCACTGCGAGCACCAACGGTACGTGGATGAAGTTCGGCGAGGAGTGGGGTTCGCAGTGGAACGACGAGCAATTGTTCGGGTTGTACATGCACGAAGCCCTGCACGTCATCCTCATGCACATGTGGCGCCGGGGTGACCTTGACGCTGGCCTGTGGAATACCGCGAACGATGCCATCATCAACCGCATGATCCTCAACAAGGGGTACCAACTGCCTTCCGGGGGCGTGGACATTCCGTGGGTCAAGGAGAGTCATGACTCTGACGACGTGTATCGCAAGCTGGCGGGGGAAGCGTCCGAGCAGCCCAAGGGCGGCGAGGGTACGCCCAACCCCAACGGTGGCTGGGATGACAAGGGTGATCTGGAGGACGCCCCGGACGAGGCGACCAAGGCTGACGTGGAGGCCCGCATCATTACCTCCGCGAAGATGGCCCGTGAGTGCGGCGATGGCTCTGCGCTGATTGCCCGCATCCTCGGCGAAGTGGGCAAGGCGTCGGTGCGGTGGCAGGACGAGATGCGTGCGGTGATGATGATGACGGCCCGCAACGACTTCAGCTATGCGCGGTTCTCCCGCCGGTACATCGGACGTGGCATGTACTTCCCCACGTTGCGCAGCGAGGAGATGGGTGGGCTGGCCATTGGTTTCGACGTGTCGGGCTCTGTGTCGCAGCAGATGGCGGACCAACTGTGCGCAGAGATTCAGGGCATCGTGGACGATACCAACCCAGAGTGGGTCGAGGTGGTGTACTGCACCGATGTCATCACTGGTGTGCAGCGCTTCATGCGGGGTGATCCTCTGGCGCTCAAGGTGGTGGGTACTGGCGGCACACGGTTCAAGCCGGTGTTCGACCACTTCCAGCGTGTTGCTGAGACCGACCGTGTGGCGGCGTTCATCTACCTGACGGACATGGAGGGCAACCTCGGTGAGTGCGCCGAGCCCGAGTGGCCTGTGATCTGGGGCAATGTGGGCAGCCGCGACTATGACGCGCCGTTCGGCAAAGCTGTGAAGGTGCGACTATGAGCCTGTCCGAATCGTTGTATATTTCATGGCAGCGATTTTGTGCCATCGAGCTTGGGCGCCCACTGGACATGAACTCCATTGAGCCCGGCTTGGTGTCGCACGTTGTGCCCGATGGGCAGCCACCCTTCCGCTGTGCGGATGGAACGGTGCGCAAACTTTCTATGGCTTACGAACTTGAGGACTTACACAATGAATTTCCAAACTGAAGTATTGAACAAACTGACCCGCCTTGAGAGCAAGGTAGTGCGAGGCTTCGAGGAACTTGGTGCCGACACAGACGTGGACCCGAACTGGTTGAGTGTCGATGAGGCATCACGTGTCATCTACGTGTCCACACTCGGGCGCTCATTCAAGATCATGCACAGCGTGGCAATACAAAAAGGCGCCAAGCAATTTGGCAAAGAGTACGACATCGTCCACAAAGGCGATGTCGTTGGAACCGTAACCCTGTAACTAATCCCGTGGGATTAAGGAAAAATATGAAGACCACTATCATCGTCGCCCTGTGCGCCCTGCTTGGAGGATGCGCCACCGCAGAAACCATTCAGGTGCTCGACAACATCATCACGTACGTCAACCATGCGCCGAGCAATTAACTACCTACTGCTGTTCATCAACATAGCCCTTCTGTGGCTACTTGCTTACTGGAGATAACATGACACCACTACCAGAGGACGAAGACCTCAACAACCCGTTCACACTCGACTACGTGATGGGCTGGATCATCAACCTACTCGCAGCTATTGGCGCTGTGGCATTTGCGGGCCTGCTGGGGCTGTACTTCAGCGGGTTTTTTCATTGGCTTTTTGAGCGCGCAAGCGCGGGGGGATAGGGGATGACTACATACACACAAGCAGAGCGCGAAAAAATGATCACAGAATTAACCGTTGCGGCTGGACTGCTCAGTGTTGGGCAAGTGCGCGATTTTGATGACCTTTCAGAAACACTCGCATGCGCTGCCAACATGCTGGCCGCACCAAGCACCATTCCCGAGGTAATTAGGGCTCAAGAGGTCGTGTACCACGTTTGTCTAGAAAAATGGGGCGCAGAAAATGGCGTAACTATTGATGCACTGTTGGTGCTTGACCACCTCAAAACCGCACCAAGCCCCAGCCAGCCGCTGACACCGCATGAAATTGGGGCATTTGTCGGAACTCACGAATTTGGGCCTGAACAGCTTAAGTGGTTCCGCCTTGGCGAAGCAGCCCACGGTATCAAAGGAGGTGCGTGATGAGCGCAGAACTTGAAATGACTGATCTAGAAATAGACAAAGCCCTCGCGCTGGCGATTGGGTGGACGGTAACCCGCATTGACGAAAACGGTTGCATTGGCCCCGATGTGGCGATTGGGTGGCCTATACGGACTGTACTTGCCTATCCAGATACTACTGGCTGCTGGGTCTGGACTGATGGCAACTGGCGCATCTTCTCTCACCTTGACTGGAACGTCATCGGGCCGATTGCGGAACGGTACGACTGCTTTCCGTTTCAGATTCGCAGCAAGGAGGAGGACTTCGGGAAGTGGAACGTAATCAGGTGCGGAGAGAACGACATCATGGATGCAAGCCCACAACGAGCCATAGCACTGGCGGTGATTCAAGGAGCAAAGACATGAAGCTCCGACACCGCCGCAAACAGTTCTGGTGGACGTGGCACCACTGCACGCAACTGTACCCCTACTACTCCAAGCTCTACGGCATGTTCGATTGGGGCGTAGGCCGTATCAACCACCAACACAAGGGCGTAACGAAATGAAACTCAACGAAGCCCTCACCGCCCTGTGCAAAGCCGTCGAAGGCACAGAGATTGCTGTCAATGTAGACGCTGACGACGTGCAAATTCACTGGTTCGGCGTCACGCAAATTACCTGCTCCGCTGCTGTCGCTGCGAAGGTGATACCTGCGCTCAAGCAGCTTGAAATGTTCGGAATGAAGGACTGCTGAAATGACAACACCACTACCCACACCCGACTGCGGGGTCCACTACACCGAGGAGCAGATTCAAGCCTACGGCAAGGCTGAGTACGAGCGCGCCCTGCTCGACGCTATGAACGCCACGCGCGCCTTCGGCAAGACAGGCGAAGTGATCGCTGTGATTATTGCAGCACTGAAGGAGAAGAAAGAATGACATCCTATCAAGCAGGCCCCGAGGGCGGCGAGTTCATCTACCCGCACATCGACAAGCGCTGGCCGGAGCCGGGGGCCAAGGTGTCCCTGCTCACCAAGGGCGGCATCCATACCACCGGCCCGTGGGACGCATCGTTCTGCGTGGCTTGGCTACCACTACCGAAACGCAACAAGGACAAAGAAGATGCCAAGACATAATGCTCGCACTTGCAAGTGCCCACCGGACTCCCCGTTCCACTGGCAAACCGCGATAGATTCCCGCTCGTTCACCCCAGTCGAGTTGCGTGCGCGGCACAGTGCAGCAGCTAGTGCGACAGTTGAGACCAAGCGCGCGGAAGGTAAGGACTACGGCCAGATTGCCGGGCTGTCCAAAAACAGCGAAGCGTACATGGACCGGATGCAGGGAAACTTCGCGCCAAAGAGGACTCGTCGTGCCAAGACCAAAGCCGCCTGAGAAACTGTTCGAGCGATGCGTGCGACTGACGGACGCGCAGTGGGCAGAGCTACATAGAAGGGGCGGAGTGTCGTGGTTACGTGCAGACCTTGGTGGGTCTCACAGCCTTGAGCAGTGGCGCATGGAGCGTAACCAAGGTATAAAGGATGCGCACAGCCGGGGCGACAAACCCCTTGTGTTGGCGAACCAGTATGGTTTGCATATTTCCCACGTCCATCGAATTTTGAAAGCGCCCTGACCATGGCACATACCGCAGATACCCCCACATACTCTACGTGGGAACGACAACCACTTGTGGACGAGGCCACACGGCTATACAACTTGTTGCTGGAGAAACAGCATGAGATCGAGTGTTTGAAACTCGACATCAAAACCCGCCGCGAGGCATACCGTAAATTTATTGTGGAGACTAGCAAATGAGCGCAGCGAAAAAGAAACAGGTCGGGGGCGAGCACTACAGGTCCAAGACCGTGCAGCCGTGGGATGTCATCGACTCCTGCATGAGCAAAGAAGAGGCCGTGGGCTTCTACCGGGGAAACGTCATCAAGTACACCATGCGATGCAACGACAAGGGTGGCGTCGAGGACTTGCGCAAGGCGCAGCACTACATGGAAAAGTTGCTGGAGGTGTTGTCGTGAGCGGCCCGGTATTTAACCCCGACGCATACAGGGACGCCCTCGTCGGCGGCGGACTTTCGACGTACACCAAGCGCGATTGGTTGCCGGAAAACACAGCAGCACGGCAGGCACTGGACCGAATACCGACGGCTTCAGCGCTCCCGGTGGCCCTTTTTGTGCGGAATATTGAAAATGGGTATGTGGTAGTGCACAAGGGGGCAGAGTATTTTTGCGAAGACTTTGAAAAAGTCGCGGCGCGTGTCGTGGCAATACTGGCTGCCGATGCCATGGACAGAACAAACCAGCCGCGCCCGGTGCAAGATCAGGCTGCGGATGCTATGCGGTACATGTTGTCCGCGTACCCCGACATTATTCAGCCGTATGGCCACGCACTCCACATAACAGGAGCTACTTGATGCAGACCATATACGTGGATTTTGAGACCTACTACGCTGCGGACTACTCGCTGTCAAAGATGCAGACCGATGCGTACATCAAGGATTCCCGGTTTGAAGTTATTGGTGTGTCGGTAGGGGTCATGGATGCGAAGCCTGTGTGGTACACGGGCTCTATGTTGGAGATAGCCGGGTGGCTGCACAGTACCTTCGACTGGGGGAATTCGGCGGTCTGCTGCCACAACACGTTGTTCGATGGCTTCATCCTGGCGCACCATTTCGGCATTAAACCGAAGTTGTGGATGGATACACTGGCGATGGCGCGCATGATTTGGCCATACCTCCCGTCGCACTCGCTGGCCAATATTGCCAAGCATCTCAAACTGCAGGACAAGGGCACGGAGGTCGCTAATGCCATGGGATTAAGGAAGGCGGACATGAGCCCGCAATTTCTGGCCTCGTACGCCGCGTACTGTGTGGGGGACACGGAGATTTGCCGAGACATTAGCCGCGCGACGCAGCCGTTGGTGCCCGCCATTGAGTTGAAGCAGATCGACATGATTGTGCGGATGTTTACCGAGCCCCAATTCCACGGGGACATAGAGCTACTAAAGCAGCAGTATGTGACGGAGGTGGAGCGCAAGCGGGAGTTGCTGGAAAAGGCGGAGTTGCAGAAGGACATCATCATGTCCAACGACAAGTTCGCGGAGCACCTGCGCAATCTGGGTGTGGTGCCGCCGACCAAGGTGTCCGCCAAGACCGGCAAGGTTGCGTTCGCGTTTGCCAAGACCGACAAAGAATTTCAGGCGCTACTGGAGGACGACAACGAGGAGGTAGTGGCTGCAGTGTCCGCGCGGCTCGGCGTGAAGACCACGATTGCGGAGACTCGTGTGCTGCGCATGGTGGAGATGGCCGAGCGTGGTCCGCTGCCGGTGTACCTGAATTTCTGGGGCGCGAAAACAACCGGCAGGTTGTCTGGTGGTAATGGACTTAACTGGCAAAACCTGCCAGCGCGTGGTCCGTCAGCGGGCATTCGCAAAGGCATCATCGCGCCCGAGGGGTATAAAATTCTCGTGGGGGATTCGTCCAACATCGAGTTGCGCGTGGCCATGGCGGCGGCGGGACAGGATGATGTGGTGCACAAGCTGGCCAGTGGTATCGACCTGTACTGCGACTTCGCGTCGAAGCTGTTCGGGCGGGTGGTGACCAAGGCCGACAAGAAGGAGCGCATGCTGGGCAAGATTGCCATGCTGTCCCTGCAGTACGGTGCGGGCTGGGTGAAGTTTAAGGAGATGGTGCGCATCCAGTCGGGGGACATACTTCCAGACGACACCGCGCGGCGCATTGTGGACCTGTATCGGGCTGTGCATGGAAACGTGATGGACTTGCATCGGTACTGCAACGATGTGATTTTGCCCGACATAGCGCAGGGATGCTCACTGCTGCCGGTGGACCGCCACGCTTGGGCCATCACGTCGAACGAGGGCTACGGGACCGCTGCGCAGCCCGGGGTTAAGTACCACAACCTGCGGCAAGAGTTGATGATGCGGGACGGCCGACAGGAGTTGACGTGGGTTTACACCATGGGCCGGGAGAAGGTGAAAATTTATGGCGGCAAGGTGGTAGAAAATCTTTGCCAATACCTTGCAGGACGCATCGTGATGTGGCAAACTGCACGCTTCAATCAGCGGTATCCGGTAGCTCTATCGGTACACGATGAAGTAGTGTGCGTAGTGCGAGATGATCAGTTGGCGGAGGCGCAAGCCTATTTGGAGGAGTGCCTTTCTTTGGCGCCTCCGTGGTGCCGGGGGACTATTCCCTTGGCGTGTGAGACAGATTTTGGGCAGAGCTACGGCGACGCCAAGTAGTTTATTTACTGGAGATTCCTATGAGTGAATTCGTAGTATCGACGTGGGCGCAGCTTGCGGCCGCACTTCTGGCTGCGGCGTGCAGTACCTATGACGAGGCCCGGCGCAATCCGTTCGTGGTCAAGTTCAGCACCTGCACATACACGTTCAAACACGGGCTGCACGAAGCCCGTGCGAACAGCATGGCGCGTGAAATTCGGAGGACGCACCGTGGCCGATAAACTCATGCCACTATCATATAG